CAGCCTGCGGACGCACGGCGGCGCCGCCCGCATCCACCGGACGCGGGATCAAGGGAACGCTGGTTGTCATGATCTATCCGTTCAGGTTGCGCGCCAGCGATCCAAGCGACTTGCGCCGCCCGGAAGGCAAGGGCTCACGGGGCTGTCCATCGGTCGGCGAGCCGCTGCCGGCATCAGCGACCGGCGCAAGCGGCAGTTCCTCAAGGTCGAGCTGCTGTTCTGGCGGCGCCACTTCCCGTTCCGCCGCGAGCTTGTCCCACATGGCATCGGTCAGTGAGCGCACGCCGAAGCGCATGGCCGCCGCCTCCGCCTGGTTCATCGTGTCCAGCGCCTCGTTCGCCTGTCCCTTGTCCTTTTCCCAGACGTAGACCTTGAAGCCGCTCTTCTGCACCTTCTCGACACGCCGCTCCGCCGTCAGCTGGCGGAAGTACTCGTCTTCGAGACCGCGCGGCAGCCCCACGTAGCCCGCCTCCAGCGGATCTTCCTTCCGCAGGTTCGCATAGAGCGCCATTTTGAGAACCGAGCCGTTGAAGTTGTAGAACCGGCGCGAGTAGCGCTTCAGCTTGCCGGTCTTCTCGTCCGTCTCCTTCTTCACCCGCTGCAAGAGCGGCGAGGTTTCCGAACGCGCGCCACGCACCATGATCACCCGGCTTGCCGGATGCCGGCGCACCCACTCCCAGACTTCCGCCGTGTAGGCGTTGCCGTCGATTGCCACCATGTCCACCGGCAACCGCTGGCCAAAGGCGTTCGGCCAGGTCTGTTTCAGAAGCGCATCGAGCCGGGCCCGCGTCGCATCCTCGCGAATGTGCCCCGGAATGACGAAGTACTGGATCACGAACCGCTGCCTGTTGCGCCCCCAGCCAACCAGTTGCGCCTCGACGCGATCGTCCTGACAGTCGATGCCAAGCGTCGTTACCAGTGCACCCGCCGGGATCACGCCCGGCGCATGGCCGGTCGCCTCGGCCCGGTCGCGCAAACCCTCCCAGTCCGGCGCATCGCCATCCGTGACATAGGCCTCGCCCGCCTGGTCGTTGAAGAACACCTGCTCCGCTGCCGGTTCCCCCTTGGCGGCAAGCCAGGCACGCGCGATCCGTTCCCAGGTCGTCAGGACGGAGTAGGCCGCCCAGATCCAGAACGATCGGTGGTGCCGCCTGGCCTTCGGGTTGTCGGCACGCCACTCGAGCCGCGCGAGCATGGCCTTGCGGTGATGCTCCTCGATGATCCCGCCGCAGTCCGGATCCTCGCACACGAAGTGCGCATTCTCCGGCGCGTCCTCGTCCAGGTTCTCCAGCATGTTCGCCCAGGTGAGCACCTGCATGTGCCCGCAATGCGGGCACGGCACATATGGCTTCTCCTGGCTTCCCGCCTCATAGCTCCGCGTGATCCGGCATCCCGGCATGATCAGCGGCGTCGACAGTTTCAGGATCTTCGCGAACTCGAACCCGTTCGACCGGCTGTCCGCCTGCCCCTCCGGATCGCCGGCAGCGTTCATCTCCCACTTCGAGAGATCGTCCTGGAACTGGCGCCGCATGCTGACCTGCGACAGCGAGGCCGGCGAGTTGGCGCCAGAGATCTGGATCGCGCCACGCCCGTCGCGCCGCTCCTTGTAGAGAACCGAATCCGACCCGTCCCGGCTCGACATCGGAAACAGGTGCCGAAGGCTCGCCGTGTTCTTCAGCATCGGCGAGAGCTTCATCTTCGACCAACGCTTTGCGTTCGGCTCGGTCGGATGCACCACCAGGAAGTCGCCCGGATCCATCGCGATCGATCCCAGCGTGAAGATGTTCGCCACCACCGTCTTGCCGATCTGCGCACTGCCCTGGAGCGTCACGATCCGGCAGGGATCATCCGGCGACAGAGCCGTCAGGATCTCATCGAAGTAGGGAAACAGCTCCCGATTGTACGGTCCCGGAAACGAGCTCTCGCGCGCAGAAAACACAATGTTCTCGCTCGCCCAGGCCAGGTAATCCACCGGCGGCGGCGGCGTCATCACCTCGATGAACGCCTGAAGCGCCACGTGTTCCGCGTTTGCAGTCTCGACGATCATTTGCGTCATGACGCGTCCTCGCCCTCGACCTGCACCACCGTCTCGACCGTGGCCGGGGTTTCCGCAAGCCGCTTGCGCGCCCGCTCCGCAGCCGAGGCGCACACCTTGCGGAACTCGCCTTTCAGCAGGTGCAGAACATCGCGCTGCGGGATCTCGAACCGCTCGGCGACCGCCGTCGCCATGTCCGCCAGACCGCCCTCGAACGCCTGCAGCGTCTGCGAGACAAGCCCCGTCATCTTCGCCTGCGCAGCATCCGTCTCCATGAAACGGCCCTTGCGCGCTTCCTCTTCCTCCGCCGCCTTGCGGTTCGCAAACTGCGCGCTGCGCAGACGCTCGCGCTTGATCTGCTCCTCGATCGAGGGATCACGTCCGACAGCCTCGCGCGACACGAGCGACTGCCCTGCTCCTGCAAACAGCGAAGCCTCGGGCCGCCCCCCTTCGGATTGCACCGGCTCCGCATCCGTCCGCCCGCCTCCTGCCTCCCCTTCGAGCGAGGTCCGCGCGTCGATGCCGTTGCCGATCTGCTGACCGATATCCAGCCGCTCGCGCAGCTGCGCCATCGCAAGCCTGACGCGGATCTTCACCCCGCGCCCGGACGGCACCAACGCATCGCCGCTGATCTTCCCGTCCTTCACGTACCGCGTGACCTGGCTGCGATGCACACCGCGCAAACGCGCGAACTCCGCAGCCGACACAGCACGGTCGTCTGCTGGCAAGGTCTGCGTTGCCATCATCAAGCGCCTCGGTGTTGCGGAGATGTTGAGGTCGACGCGTTTGTTGCGCCCGTCACTGTTGCGGTGTTGCGGCTTTGTTTTTGCGGTCAGACTGGCGAACCCAAACACTCAGTCCGCCCGTATTGCGTTTGGCCCCGTACGGTCCCTAAAAGCGATCGGCCACAATCCTCTCAAGCGAGCGCCCTACCACCAGCGGCCGCACACATCCCGTTCGATCAGAACCTCGGCAACATCCCGCCCATCGGCCAGATAGCAAGTGCCGACCTCGCGATCATACGATCTGCGACCTTCGAGCTCGCACGTCAGAACTTTGCCCCAGGCCAATTGGCGCATGACCCGAGTGGCTACCTTTCCCTGCCGGGTGAAGCGTTCGGCGCAGTCCAGATCCGCGATCCGAATGGCGACCCTACCGATCTCGATCGTGTCGCCATCGCGCACATGAGTGACCCGCCCCTTCACGATCTCGGGCTCAGGCAACCAACTGAGAATAACGGAGCGCAGGTTTGCCAACCGCTCGCCGATCGAAGGCTCCGTCCAATAGGCGAGGCCGAGAACAAAACCGAGACCCGCAACGCCAGCGATCGAAAGCAGAAGCACATACACATGACGGCGCGGCCTGCGAAACGGCACAACAATGCGCTCGCGCCGAAAGCCTCGCCGCCAACCTCGCCACCTATGCCGCTTTCCGTCCTGCTTCATGCGCCTGCGCCCATGAAAAAGCCCGGTCGGGGTTTCCCCCGCCGGGCGCAAATCTCGAATATGCGTGAAACATGCTTCAAACCTGGACCAGGTGTCAAGCCTGCCTTGCGTTGCGCGTGAAGATTTATTCCGAGACCCCCATGACCTCAGCCGCATCCGAGAGCCCACTTCGGAGCAGCCTCGACACATGATCCATCGTCCTCCGCGAACACGCTCCGTTGCGATGCGCGGCCGGATCCTCTTCCATATCCACGGCGACGCTGGCGACACTTTCTCCTTGGCAGCACACCCGCAGCAGCACTGACCAAGCACGAACCCCGACATGGCAACGAACAAGCCAGAGTTCTCGTTCGGCTGCGCCAGCACCGATCAACAACTCGGGCTCAATAGGACCGCGACCGCCGTCAACGCGTTCCAGAGTCCAATCCAACGCCCGCACCAGTGCTCCCCCAGCCGCGCAATGCCATAACTCCGCCAGCCGATCCGCTGCCATGACCTCGCGTCGCCCGATCGCTCCTTGTGTCATCAACCGTCGTATCGTCCCGCTCGACCGTAGCAGCGGATCCCGTGCCTTGCGCACGCTCGCCGCCGCCTGCCCGTTCGCATGACCTGTTTCCTTCGCCGCCGGCCGTCGGCGGATCCCCAACGGGTCCCCCTGCGCCTCCACCCGCTCGCGTACTGCCCTCACGCTCGCCAGCACCTTTTCTCGCCTGTCTTCCGCCATTGCCCAGTCCGCCATCGCCGCCATCGTCGTTCCCGCCGCCTTGGTCCATGTGGTCCATGTTGGTCCAGTCAAGAAAACAAGGGATATGGACCACATTCCTCTTGTTTTCTCAGTCGCTTAACCTTTCGGCCCATGTGGTCCACGCAGTTTCCGCCCCGAGGGAGAACAGGCCAGAAGGGGTGAAAGCGCTTCCGCGCTCACGCGCGCGCGGGGCGCGATTTTGCGTGGACCATGTGGACCACATGGACCAACCATTGATTTTATTGCGTTTTCCCGGTCCACCCTTGGTCCGCTGGTCCACGTTCCGCATGGACCGCGCGCAGGCGGAGGCCGTTCTCCCCCTCTCATCCTGCGCTCTCCGGGTCGGGATCATCGGGGCGGAAGCCATCGTCAGGCCAGTCCACGGCTTGCCCGACTGCCTGCTCGAACAGGACACGCGCTTCCACCAGGTCTGGGAACACATAGGCCCGCTTTCGCCCGGCGATATCCCGAGGTCGTGTTTCCTGAATTGTCGGAATGAGTTTCTTGAGCGCGCGCCCGAACTGGTTCATTTCCGCTCGTCGCTTCACGCCCACCTTGTCGGCAACCGTCAAATACTCGTCGTAGAGCTGCTGGCGCACGACATGACCGTCTGGTTGCCAGGACGTATCCGCCCTCAACAGGCTCCCCTCGTAGAGACGTTCGTAGAAGAAGCTGTCGACGCTATCGAGCGAACGGAGCTTCTGTTCCAGGAGAGCGCCCGTGCGCGGGATCCGCCTGAGGTTCACCGCGGAAAGGTCGAAGGCCAGAAGATCCGCCAGCAGCGCTTCGCGCCCGCCATTGTCGAGCTCGGCGAACATTTCCTCGAAGTAGCCGTGGTTCTCCTTCGCCGTCGGCGCCACGTCGAGCACGCAGTAGCGCCGCTCGTCCTTGCCGGCCGGTACGACCCAATCCTCATTGGAGGTCATGAGAACGCGCACATAGTTGTCGAGCCGGAAGGGATCGACACCCTTGCTCTCGATCATCTGCGTCGACGACGTGATGAGCCCCTTGAGCCGCCCTTCGGCGACCTTGTCACCGGCCCAGACTGCCTCCTCCGCCTGCAACAGCAGGCAGGCGGACATATGCGCGTTGAACTGCCCGGTGATGTATCGTGGATCGTCCACCTGAAAATAGTGGGCGGCAACCAGCGAGCCCATGACCTCGCCGAGGACCGACTTGCCGGTGCCCATGAGACCGCGCACGACGATCGCCGTCCCCAAACGCTCGCGCGGTTTTTGCACCATGTGCGCGAACCAGCCGAACACCCAGCGGAACAGATCTTCGTCGCCCCTGCAGATGTTGGTCAGGATATGATCGCGAAAAATCGCGTATCCGCCCGGCTTATCCTTGGGCTTCACCGAGAAGCCACGCCACAGGTTCAGGTAGCCCTCGGTTCCCTTTGCGTTGTCGGGACTTGGAAAAAACTCGATCCCGTCGAACTGGCGACGGTCCCGGTCTCCCTCCCACCGCTTGGCCCAGGTGATGGTCTTGATCTTGCCATCGGCCCCGACAACTTGTGTCGGCCGGTTGGACAGCAGCGTTCGGAATGCATCCAGCTGGATTATGCGCAACCGATCCTCGACCGGCGCGTCGGGCTTCTCCCGCACCATTACGGCCTTGGAGCCAATCAGCACCAGCGCCCATTCCTTGTTGAGGCGCTCGACCGAGAAACCCCAATCCTGCGGCTGAACAGCCCCACCCGGAGCAACCTCGTCTTCATCGTCGAGGGTATCGTCGGCAAGGCCGGGTTGCTGCGCGGTGGCGATGATTTTGCGGATCTGCGCCGTACGCGATCCGTCCTGCTCTCCCCCGGGCGCGGTTTCGCGTCCGGGCTCGCCCGTCTGGTCTTTCTCGCTCATGCCACCCCCCGCAGCACAGTGTTGAAGTCAGCGCCCTGGGGCGCGAAGGCAGTGCGGATTGTCCGCCCGTCGCGTGCCCATCTGCGGGCCGCGCGCGCATGCACCAGGTCGGCGGTGAACCGGTCGGAATCGCCATCGCCAAGGGTCAGGATCTCCCGCACGCAGTGCGGCGGCATGGGCGCGGCCGGATCGTCGTCGGGCGTGCCGCCCGGCACGGTCTGTGCCCGCCCGCTGCGGGTCTTGAGCTCCGGATGCGCCATGCGGTCCGCCGCACGGCCGCCCAGGTGCTGCAGGTCAATCGACGACCAATAGGCGGTGCGCTCGAACGCGGGCGTTCCAAGCTCCGCCACGGCGACGGAAAGCACGGTCTCGATGCCCTCCCCGGCCACCAGCCGGTCAAATCGAGCCGGCGTGATGAGGCGGATCCATCCGCGTCGCTTGCTGCCCCGGATCTTCTTCGCCGGCAGGGCCTCGCCCGACTGCGGATCGGCCAGATCGACTTTCTCGCCCGGCCGCATTGGCAGGAACCAGGTCATGTGCACACCGGCAAATCGGTCATCGTCGTCGGTGATCGGCGCCAGCATGGCCGGGCCGTGATGCAGCACGAAGGGCACGGGCTTCTTCCGGCCCGGCTCGGTGCGCTGGTGCCAGTAATCAAGCCCGTCCACATGGCGCAGCCGCACCCGGTCTAGCACCGGGCCAAGCC